CCCTCACATCGCCAAAAAGAATCACAGTCGGGAAAGATGTTATTGAGTTTGACAGGTGTCCGCAGACGGTCATTAAAGGCAACATTGCTTTCTTTCTTGAAGCGTATGGATTTTATAAGAACGGGCATTTTCCAAATGAAGGAACGTGGCTGGATCAGCCGATAAAGTTATTACAAGCGTTTAATGTTATCAGCGCATATATAGACAAATTGAGTGAGGTAAAAGATGGCAGAGGCAAATCTTAATATCAAAGTCAGGTTGCAGAACCTTGTTTCCGGCGAGATGAACAAAATCAAGCAGGGGTTTGGCGGTTTAAAAAACTTCAAACAAGACTGGGTTTCGCTGACAGCCAAAGTCTATCTATTTACAAACGCAATTAGGACGGCAAGTCGATTTTTAAGCGGGTTTGTAAATGCCGCAGTTAAAGAAGAAGATGCGATTTTGAGATTGAGAAACGCCATACAGCTTAATGGTGAACAGGTTGACAGGGTTTCAAAAAAATATGTTGAGTTTGCGCAGTCAATGCAAAATGCTACAAGATACGGCGATGATGATGTTATGGAATTGATGCAACAGCTTATTTCCGTTGGCGGGGTTACAGAGGATCAGATGGAACGCGCGGCAAAAGCGGCGATGGATTTTGCAACGGCAACGGGTAGGGATTTGAAAACAGCCGCGCTCACAGTTGGGAAAGCGATGGGCGGGTTTACTGGTGAGCTGTCTCGATATGGGATTATTCTTGATGCAAACATTCCGGCACAAGAAAAAGCCATAAAAGCGCTTGAAGCGATGGAAAAGCAATTTGGCGGGATGGCGCAACAAGATGTCAATTCTTATGGCGGGTCATTGGCACAGTTAAAAAATGCTTTTGGAGATTTACAAGAATCAATTGGACGGTATATCACAGAAAGCGACAGATGGAAAGGCGTGCTTGATGATTTAAAATTTTCAGTTGAGTGGTGGACAAACTGGCTGGATAAAGATCATTCAGAAAAAAAGACGCCGGTTTATTGGTTGCAAAAAGACCTTGAAAAAGTCAATAAGGAAATAGAAAAACAGGAAAAACGGACACGCCAAGCGTTATTTGACCAAGAGCCGGCTATTAAACGTCTTGAAGCGTTGCAACAAAAACGCCTTTCAATTGTTCAAGCCATAAATCTTGAACACAAACTTGAGCAACAGAACATTCAAAATTTAGAACCGATTGTTGTTAAAGGAACAAAGGCGGTCGAGAAATCAGTTGAAAGTTTCAAAATGATGGAAAGCGTGGCAGACCAAACGGCAAAAAACATACAAAATTCTTTTAGTGAATTTTTCTTTAAGGCGTTCAAGGGGGAAATGAACAATTTAAAAGATATTGTTACGTCTTTCGGTGATGCCATGCTTCAAATGCTTGCACAAATGGCGGCGTTTCAATCAATGAAAATGATGTTTGGAAAGGTTGGCTGGTTTTCTGATTTTTTCAGCAAGGGTTTTGCAACAGGAACAAATTACGTTCCGCAAACAGGGCTTTATCCATTACACAGGGGCGAAACGGTTACGCCAGCAGGAAATGTGCGCGCCGGTGGTGGTGTGACAATCAACGTCAATCAGGCGATCACCGCTTGGGACGCGTCAGACGTTTACCGCAACAGAAAGACGCTGGCGGACGCTGTGGCGTATGAAATCCAGAGCAATGGAAGCATACGTTCAGCAATTCAGCAATACACATAAGGGGCAACGATGGCAGATTTCACATTGACCAATTACAGTAAAGTTGACGAGAGCGTTGAGTATAGAACATTGATCACCCGCTTTGAGAATGGGTCAGAGCAACGGCGCAACAAGTGGGGGAGCGCGCTTAAGACTTTTCATGTGACTTATCAGAACAGACCGGAAAGCGAGGTTGATGATTTGCGGACGTTTTTTGATGATGAAATGGGGTCTTATGGCACGTTCACGTTTGAAAATCCCAACGATTCAACGGAATACACGGTCAGATTTGCGACTGATACGTTGGAAATAAAGCGGATTGCTTATGATGCATATGACATAAGTTTTGATTTAAAAGAGGTCAGATAATGCGAAGCACACCGGCGGAATTTAACGAAACAAAAAATCTGCAAGCAAATAAACCGATACATTTATTTACGCTGTATGACTATAACGGCGCTGGGTCGCATTTGTATTATGCTGAATATAGCGCAGACGTTTCTTTTGGTGGACAGATATATACATCTTTTCCGATAACGTTTGACATTGTTGGCGAGAATAAAAGCGGCGGAATTGATAAGGTGCAAGTTACCGTCGGGAATGTGTCAAGACTTATCGGGGCGTATTTAGAGGATTATGATTTCAGGGGCAAAAAGGTATCAATCAAAACCGTGTGGGCGGATCAGTTAAACGATCCAGATAATTATATTGAGGACATTTTTTATATTGACGATTACACGGCTGATGAAAATAGCGTTGTTTTCACTTTAGCCAGCAAGTTTGATGTGCTTGATATTGGGTTGCCGTTAAGGAAATACGCAAGGAATTATTGCACATGGAAATTTAAAAGTGATGAGTGCGGTTATGACGGCACGGAAACAACGTGCAATAAAACAAAGGAAGCGTGCAAGGCACGCAATAATTATCAGCGCTTTGGTGGGTTTCCATCCGTTACACCGACGAGGATTATTATAGGATGATAAGCGAAAAAATGGTGCTTGATAAGTATTTAAAGACACCAATCCCGTTTAAGCACATGGGCAGGGATTTGAAAGGGTTGGACTGTTACGGGTTGATCAAGTGTATTTATGAGGACGCTGGAATTGAGTTGATGGACTTGGAAGATTATGCGGTTGGCTGGGCGAGGGATGGAGAAAATTATTTTATTGATAATTATTATAAGCAATTTAATGAAGTGCCAACGCCGCATTTCCTTGACATTGTGCTTTTTAAAAATAGTAAAGGTATTGCCAATCACGCCGGCATTGTGCTTTCTGAAAACAGGTTTATTCATTGTAGCAAAGCGGGTGTCAATGTTCAAAAACTTGCAACGTGGTTTCCGCGACTGGTTGGATTTTACAGGGTAAAAATATGATAACTATTATTTTCTCACCAAATAGATTTAATACTGAAAACAGAAAAGTTTTTCACGCAGAATATAATCAAGATTTTAAGGTTGAGGATTATGTTAAGGCTGGAATTGAAAACTTTTCATATGAGGCGTATGACGTTATTATTGACGGGAAAATTGGAAAAGCGCAGATTGATGAGGGGTCGTTTATTGTTGTAATGCCGAGAATAGGTGAGCCGGTTTCCGCAATAGGTTCAGCTTTGATGACGTTTGCTGGATGGTTTGGCGCGACAACGGTCGGCGGCGCTATTATTTTTTATGCGACATTAGCGGCAACAGCATATTCAATTTATTCCGCAGTTACCACGCGCCCGCGCATGCCGTCTTTGGGAAGCGGGTCGGGGATTGACGAAGGTTCTCCGACGTATGGCTGGGATGGTGCGCAACAGACAAGGGATGTTGGCATACCGATAGGAATTATTTACGGTGAGCATCGTGTCGGCGGAAACATTATCAATGAGTATATTTGGAAAGATGGGGATAAAAATTATCTCAATCAATTGACGGCGTTGGGTGAGGGCGAGATCACTAGCGTTTCGAGTTTACAGTTAAATGGCAATCCTATTGAGAATTACACGGGCGCATCAGCAACGTTTAAATATGGGACAAACGATCAAACTGTTATTGCGAATTTTGAGGACTTGCACAATCTTTATAATTTAGGCGTGACGTTAAATAAAAACAGCGCGTATATTTACACAACGCGAGATTCGGACGTTGAGGCGATAGAACTGCACTTTAGATTGCCTAATGGTCTTTATGAGGTCAATGAATCATCCGGCGCAATTCAGTCGTGGTCTGTTAGTTATAAAGTTGAGTACAAATTAACGTCAGCCGGTTCTTATACGGATTTAGGAACAACGACAATCACAGAAAAAACACGGTCAACGGTGCGCAGGGTTTTCCGTAAAGACGGGTTGACGGCTGGAAAATATGATATACGGGTTACCAAAACAAGCGATGATTCGGATTTTAGAAAGATTGGCGATGTCATACTTGACCAGATTGACGAAATTAAAACGGATGATTTATCCTATCCAAACACCGCGTTAATGGCGGTTGAGTTGCTGGCAACAGATCAGTTAAGCGGAAACGCGCCGAACATTACAAGTTTGGTTAAAGGGAAAAAAGTCAGCGTGCCAAATGTTTTAAATGGCGAGACAGCGGTTGATTGGGAAGATTATTATTGGAATGACGACGAGCAAGAGTTTAGATTGTTGTCTGATGATACGCCTTTAACGTGGGATGGCGAGACGTATGTTACTGCATATAGCGCAAATCCGATTTGGTGCGTTAAAGATTTATTAACAAGCACGCGTTACGGGTTGGGTGAGTATATTGACACGGATCATATTGATAGTGTGTCATTTTTAGATAGCGCGAAATATTGTGATGAGAAAGTTGCGGATGGGAATGGCGGTTATGAAAAGCGGTTTAGATTGGATGCTGTTTTAGATAGTGAAACGTCAGCCGTTGACATGGTAACGCAGTTGCTTGCCACATTTAACGGATTTTTATACTTTAACACGGGCGCATTAAAGATAAAAATTGACAAGCCGGAAAGTGTTTCTCAAGTGTTTGGGATGGGAAATATTGTTGATGGCACGTTCAAGCAGTCATGGAAATCAATAAAGGATGTGCCGAATTATATTGAAGCGACGTTCAGCGATGCAGAAAAGGATTACGAAAGGGAAACGGTTGCATATATTGATGAGGATGCTTTAACTAATGGCGATCCAATACGCAAAACATCATTACGTTTATTTTGCACGCGCGCGTCTCAGGCGATCAGGTTGGCGCGGTATGCGTTAAAACTTGCAAAATACTGCACAAAGATTGTGTCATTTAAAGCCGGAATTGATGCGATTGCGTGCGAGGTGGGGGATGTTATCGGTGTCAGCCATGACGTTCCGCAATGGGGATTTTCAGGGCGTTTGAAAGCCGGAACGACCGCCACAGATCTTGTTCTTGATCGGAGCGTTACTATTGAAAGCGGGAAAACTTATGTTGTTCAGGTGAGGCTTGATGATGACACCATTGAAACAAAAGAAGTGACAACGGGCGCGGGGTATGTTGACACGGTTGAGATTTCAGCGTTAAGCGCGATCCCGTCAGCCGGTGCGGTTTATTCTTTTGGTGAGCAGAATATCCAGACCAAACCTTTCCGCATTGTCACAATGACGCGCAATAACGAGGAACTTGTTGATATTGTAGCGATTGAGTATTCGGCGAGCGTTTATGACGACACAGCGCCGACGTTACCGACAAGCAATTATTCCGCTTTAAATTACGGCATTCCGCCGGTTAGAAATTTAACACTTGGCGAGCATCTTGTTTTAAAAGGTGACGGGTCTTTGGAAAGCGCAATTGACGTTTATTTTGATAGACCGGATGACGCAAGTTATTACATTAACCAATACAAGGAAGCCATAATTTATTTATCGGATAACGATGGCGATAGTTGGCAAAAAGTCGGTAGCACATCAGGCAATTTTTTTGTTATACCGAGCGGCATTATTGAGGGGGAAACGTATGATATTGCGGTTGTGTCTGTCTCTGTTAAAGGCGAGGAAATGGGCTTTGACGATGCCCCGCAGGAAAGCATCACGATTGCCGGCAAGACCGCCCCGCCAAGCGATGTATCTAACTTTGATGTTACTCAGCAGGGGTCAATGCTTCGGTTTTCTTGGGATGAGATTTCCGATTTAGATGCGTCAAAGTATGAAATCCGTAAGGGTTCAAATTGGGCGACAGCAACATCCATCGCCATTGTCAAAGCCAACGAGTTTATGTTTCCCGTTGGTGAGATCGGATTGCAGTCTTATTTGATTAAAGCCATTGATACATCTGGCAATTATTCCACAGCTCCGACGATTGACACCTTAACGGTTACATCACCGCCGGAACGAAACACGGTCAACTCTTTGGATTTATTTAGCGCGTTACGCATGGCAAATGCGACGTTGACGGATATGGATTACGTTTGGTCAACGCTATATGACACCAGTTATGCACGCAAGGCGTATGCTTTGACAACAGCAAAAACTTGGGAAGATGTTGAGGGAGAAGGAGAGACTTGGGAAGATGCCGAGACCGCCGGAAGCCTTAACCTTGACGCGCTTTTTGTTACATCCGGCAGTTTAAGGATGGATGTTGCCAACCCTTTTGATTTAGGCGCGATCTTTGAGTTTAAGGTCGTTATGGATATTGACTACCACGACGACGAAAACGCCACGATAACAACAATGATCCGCCATTCAGAGGATAATGTTACTTGGACAGACTGGGAGGAATTGAGCGCGGTCACACAATATCGCGCAAGGTACGCTGTTTTCGGGTTCAACATTTCATCAACGGACGATGAGAAGCCGGTAATTATTTACGGCGCAACGGCTATGATCAACGCTCCGACGGCGTATGTGGATTATGGCGGAGATTTGGCAGTTGCGACTGGTGGAACTTCCGTTGTGTTTGGTCAGCCGTTTACTGAAACGCCACGCGT